CCCCGGGCTTCTACGATCATTCACGCATCACAGTTGTTTTTATCACACGGTGGGTCTTCCGTCCCACAATGAGGTTTATCCACATATACTCGGTTTTTCGACACCGACAAACATAACCACGACCAATCACATGAAGGCGAAAAGGGCACTCAACGAAGATAAAGGATCCCTCGTAAAGGTGGTCAACGCTGAGGAAGCCTCACGCATGATTGCGGACTCCACTTGCGCGATACCCCCCTCCACGAACGAACCCAATGTAGAATGAATGGTGGATGTTGCTGTCTCGGCAGCAGGAGACCTCGGTGGGTTGGGCTTGGCAATTGACGTCAAACCACGAGAAGTTTGATTGGCCAAGAACTCGATGTTCATGTACCACTCAGCATTCACAGCGGCCACAGCATTACCAGCCCCCGAAATCTCAGCCACACAACAAGTCCAGTCTGGTATGTTGAGCCCTGCCGTGGTTGACAGAGCCCCGAAGTCACGAGCACCAGTACCTCGCGGCACCGACACCCATGCAATTTCCATACCTGGCTGGATTGCCTTAACAACAACCTCGTCGTATAGTTCCTCGCCTTGCGTGATAGTAACGTTGGGAGCAACCCCGGCAATGGTGCCCAGAGTTATAGTCCCAGCGGCGGCTGTTGCTGAGGCAACGCACCTGAAAATCACACCAAAGCTCACCACACGAAAAGCTCCCCCATAGGTGGAAAGCATAGAAGTGGTCTTATACGAAGAGTACGTTGCCGCCATAGTCGCCACAGGGGGCGTGGCAGTATCAACCGCACTACTCAAATAACCATACGGTGCACCGGGTGCAAACGCATAACATGCTCTCCCAGTGGCATTCGACGTAATCGTCACATTGCCACGGAATTGTTCTGTTAACGTATTCCCTGCAGTCCCATCTGGCCACTTTGTGTTCTTCGCCGCCGGACAGAAAGGATCTGTGACTGAACAAACAGCACGAACGTGATCCTTCTTAGGCGGGCCAGACTTCTTGGCCACCGGCCTCAGGTCTTGGTTATTAGCCAAAACATTCGGACGGACAGGCCTCACCACTTTAGCACCTCCCTTCTTCTTCCCCTTGCCAGTCTTCTTCTTAGCCATGGTTCACAACACAACACGCGATCTGGTTCAAATAGCTCTTATGGATGGCTACTTGAAAATGCCTACTCTTCGTCTCTCTTAGCTGCTGCGGCAACCCATGCGACGTCCAGGACACATGGCACCCTAGTGCAACCTTTAATTTGGGAACAGAATTCCTCCACGTGTAGTGGAGTAACGCCGTAACGACTTTCAAGGATACTTAATGCTTCAGGCACCATTTCATACGACTTTGACACATGTTTCAACTCGGAGTACTCCCTACCGGATGCACGCATACCCGTGGACAACCTCAAACCTTGGGAGACATAGGTATTGAGCAGTGGGATATGCGCCACGTCATTCATGGAGGAGAGCATGGACTGACGAAAATTCATTTGGTTTGGTGTGGTAAGTGACCATCCTATCCGATGGAGCCAGCGACCTGGCTTAGGGCCTAACACTGTCACGGTTTTCCCTGTCTGGCGGTCCCTAGCGGGCCACAGCAGTTTAGAACAGAACTCCCAGTCTCCTCGGACTGTGGAAACCCCCTGGGTGGGTTTCAGACCAAGATCCATCAAGTGGACCTTTAAATCTTCAACAACCTGCAATTCGAAGCAGTTCCTGTCAATCAACAACAGGTTGTCATCCCCACAAACAAGCATCAGGTAGTTCCAAGATTCGGGCAATGCTGAACAATGCGCTAAAGCATTGATGATTGTCCCGATCAAGTTCGTGTCCATTTCACCTGAAAACAGACGCCTCAACGCCACTTCCGTCCCATCCCAAATAACCTTCTTCCCTAGATCGAACTTAATCCCATGTTTTGTAAAGCCTTTTGAGCCGGTGGAATTCAACCACTTCATGGTCAAAGCGGGGACACCCATCCTAGGATACAGGACATCACGGATACTTAACAACTCATTTTCAAGAGTTGAATCATACGCCGAACAATCATCCCACACCCCAACGATATTATCCCAACCACCACACCTCTCAGCGAATACGTCACATCGCTGGCCAATCTCATCCGGCGTCATACCGGATGCATACAAAACTTTGGACTGAACCCCGTCCCAGGCGCGTTTCACAGCCGAGTATACGCGCGCCATCCATGGCCCACATGCCACCTTTACCGCATCCGGGGGACCGTTAATCAAACGTACCTTCAGTCCCTCCAGAAACTCCTCGGTGATCACTTTCATCTTCTCAAACTTAACGAATGAGTCGAATCCATAGGCCTTCAACTTGGGCTCTCGATCATTTCTCACCTCCTCCTCATAGCACTTCCGGAACTTGAGCTTTTGTGCTAATGAGAACTTTGCTTGATTAATCCAATCCTCGTACATGGTTGCGCTACCTTGTACCGTAACATCAAGCAACAAACGACCCGCTTCGGTGGATTCAAGGTCCAGAAACTTCTCAAGGGCATGACGCTTGACATCGGTCACTGGGACTAGCAACCGGTGTGTCAATGCTGTCACTTCAGCCTCTTGATCCGTCCTGGGCGCTGTTGGGACTGCGCTCGCCACCCCAACACCCTGAAGGGTTATGACCGTCCGCTCGACCCCCTCATGACGAGGTGGTCGCGGGTCCTCCCCAATTTCCATCGTTTGCCCAGGTGGGGGCAAAAGCGGTTCACGGAGCCTACTAAAGGCCCGGAATCTAGTCGTTCCCAAAGATGAAGTTCTTGCACCCGTAATATTGGAAACCTCTTCCTCATGGAAGAGAGTCGATGACCAATTGTCCCCGGTGCGCCGAGATTGCCACTTCTTAAAGACGAAGTTCAACCAGTACACCAAACAAACGATCGCGCCAAGGCCACTCACGCCTAGCTTCAACTCCCAAGGTACAGGCAGGGTCACGTCACCAACAAAGAACAAAGTGGCAGCAAAAGCTGACCAAAACATCAACGTCGACAACGCACAAACCTTAACTGGTGACAAACCGGTCAAGTGCTTGTGCAACTCCCAAACCTTTGAATACCTATTCACAACAGTGCTCATTACGTCAATCTCATTCCTCACGTTCAAATTAAACGCAAGGGCGGCCACGATTGTCTGGGATCGGAGTCTCTCATCTTCAGGAAGACGAGAGGAGTTCATAGCTACCCTGGTTGCATGGATCACGTCCAACATCAGAGCGGGATCACGAATGCGTCCGTGAAATCGCCTAGCAATTGAACAAACCAGCTCCCTGGGCACATAAACCTTCCCAGCACGTGTTTCCCCCATCAAGAATTTGCCAACCCCATACAGCATATCCACCTCAACCTCCAACTGTCCGTTGGCGGTCAGGCTCTGCTGCGTGACGCGGTCAAAACCGGGGACCCGAACTGGGCCCCTCTGACTGGGCTCCACCAATGCTACACTCCAATCGACATCCGGTGACGCAACGTATTGAGCACCCTCACTCACCCGCCACAACTTAGTGTCACCGACAGTCATAAGTTGCTCTACGAGCAAGCGGGTGTCTCCCACGTGGGCCTCACGCCCATCCCACAACAAGGGTGGGTGGCGGTACCAATGTGCATTCCCCTTCACCTTCATTGCAATCATGGGCTCACGCGATTGCAATTCCATTCGGTATTCGGCCTCATCACCAGCCAACCCCCCGAAAGCTTCATCAAACAAATGACCAACAACGTACACGCAGCGTTGTGTAGCCAAACGGATGGAATGGAGCAACTCCTCACCTCTGATGTAGTATGCCGAGTGGACAAACAGGTACACGTCTGCCTTTGGTCCACAACCACACCAGTCTTCAAGCCTATGCTTACAGACTGAGTTGCCATTTTTAATCGCCATGTTCAAACGAACATCATCTCCCGGTTGAAGGTACGGGCATAAACAATGGATGCGGTAATGCGCATGCCTCCGGGCACCGCTCCCTACATCCCAGACCCGAGCTTTCCGCCCAATTATCTTGAGTGCTTCCAGCTCCAGTCGATTACGCTCATACGCCAAGCGAGGGTGTTGATGAAACACCTGCGAAGTGCTCAACAGCGGCTCAATTCCGTACAACTCACGGAAGATACTGACTGTCTTCTCCCCAAAATTCATGCCCACAGGGAAGGGTCGCAACCCATTTTGTGTGCTCCTCGACTTCCGACTCGCGGTCGAAGAAGTGGTAGACTGGGACTCGACATCGTCCCAATCATCACTGTTATCGGCAAGAGTTTGCATCCTCTCCCTAGCAACTTATCGTATGCTGTGGTTAGTTCGATCTAACACGTATAAAGTAGTTCTTATTCGCTTTGTTTCACG